AAGCTTCACCCACGATGGCGATGAAAGAATGGCAAGGCACATCACAAACTGCGTCACGAAGCAATCATCTCGGGGCGTTATGGTTGCGAAGGCAAGCTCGAAGCGGAAAGTCGATGCGGCCGTAGCAGCAATCTTCGGATACGACAGAGCAACGCAACCACCAGAACCAAAGCCACCAGTGGCCAGGTTCTTCTCGGTTCAACTTTAGGAGCGCAATGAAAAAAATAGATTTCTCACTCGTAGCAGAAGTGACCGGCGTAGCATTAGCAACCACAGGAATCGCAATGCTCTCATTGCCGATCGCATTAATTACACTAGGAACATTTCTAGTATGGATAACAGAAAAGGCTAACTGATGAGTCTATCGAAGCGAATCAAAGCAGCAGAGCAGAAGCGCGTCAACACTAACCAAAGCCAATGGGTCGAACCACTTATCCCAGGACGCCCTGCTTTCATGGCCCCGTCTGGAATAGATGTAAACGCAGACTCCGCAATTCGCATGTCGACAGTTTATGCATGCGTGCGATTGCTCGGCGATACGATTTCCTCCTTACCACTTGCAGCCTACGTCCGACGCGGAAGAAACAGAATCTCATACGCTAACGTTTACGGAGAGCAACCAGCCTGGATCAACAAACCAAATCCAGAAGCATCGCGCCTAGAATTTTACGAGCAGATAATCGCTTCGCTTAACATTCATGGAAACGCTTTCATTCTTACAGTCCGCGACGACATGGACGAAGTACAAGAGGTCTACTGCATTCACCCGGACGACGTTCGCATTGAACGCCCACGTCCAGGAGAACCAATCATCTACAAGATGAAAGACCCAGAAGGAACCTTCTCGCGCATTTTGACGTCACGCGATATGAAACACATTCCACTCTTCAGACTTCCTGGATCCCTTTACGGCCTCGGCCCAATCGGAGCAGCTCGACTCACAATCGGCGCAGCGATGGCAGCAGACACATACGCCGCCGCATACTTTGGCAACGCAGCAAACCCAGGCGGCGTCATTGAAGTGCCGGGCGAATTAACAGAAGAGCAGGCAGGCGACATCGGCCGCGATTGGAACATCACCCACACAGGGCCGTACCGCGCAGGCAAGATCGGAATCCTTTCAGGCGGCGCACAATTTAGACCGCTGACACTTAACGCAGCAGACGCGCAGCTCTTAGAAGCCAGAAGATTCAACGTCGAAGACATTGCCAGATTATTCAGAGTGCCAATCAGCCTGCTAGGACACCCAGTCGCAGGAGCGATGTCATTCGCCAGCGTTGAAGCGCAGAACCTCTCATTCGTTCAGCATTCACTTCGCCCATTATTGGAACGAATCGAACAATCAATGTCCGAATTACTTCCAGAGCCGGACGGCTTCATCAAATTTAATCTTGACGCATTGCTTCGAGGAACCACACTCGAGCGGTTCGACGCATACACGAAGGGCCTTCGCGAAGGATTCCTATCATTAAACGACGTGCGAGCCGTTGAAGATTTAGCGCCACTCGGCGACGCCGGCGATCAATTCAGAGTGCCACTCCAGAACATCGACGCATCAGACGCGCCAGATGTAGGACTCAAACTTCGAGCAGAGATCGCGGCGATGTTGATCCAGGTCGGCTTTGATCCAAAGGCCGTAACAGAAGCCGTCGGATTACCAGAGATGACCCACACAGGCCTACCTTCAACCCAGCTGCAACAGATCTCCACAATTGACCCAGGAGATCCAGCTTCAGTATACGAGGTCAAATAAATGCCCTACTACGTAAGCGACAAGCAGAGCGACTGCGCAGGATGGGCAACCGTTAAAGAAGAAGCAGACGGCACATACACCACAATCGGATGCCACGAAAATAAGCAAGATGCCATCGACCAGATGGTGGCTATTTCGATCGCAGAAGAGATGGAACCAGGCGGAGAAGTAAGCAAGCGAGCCGTTGATTTATCAGTCCCGAGCTTCATCCAGGAGAACGCCAAGCGCGGCCTGGAATATTTGGCAGAAGGATATGGCGGCGATGGGCTGACCGAAGGAACCAAGCGAGCAGCTCGTGACATGGCAGCAGGTAACATAACCGAAAACAAGATCAGGAAGATGGCCCCCTGGTTTGCAAGGCACAAAGTCGACGGCGAAGCGCCGAAGAACAGCAACCCATCCGATCCAGGATACCCAGGCGCAGGATTAGTGGCCTGGCTTTTATGGGGCGGAGATTCAAACTTCAGCGACCGAGCACAAAACTGGGCGCAAAGGAAGATAGACGCACTCGACGCAGAAGAAGACTCAAGGAGCAAAATGACAAAGAAAATAGAACGCCGCACCTTTACGATCAAGAACGTAGAGGCACGCCAGGCAGAAGACGGAACCATGCGCCTCTCCGGATACGCCGCCGTCTTCAATAACGACAGCGTGCCGCTTCCATTCATCGAAAGAATCGCACCCGGCGCATTCAGAAAGACCCTGGCAGAAACACCAGATGTGCGCCTCTTGATCAATCACGAAGGCCTACCATTGGCACGCACGAAGAACGGAACCCTTCGCCTTAAAGAAGACGAAGCCGGACTTTACATGGACGCCGATCTACCAGACACCCAGGCAGCTCGCGACCTTTACACCCTGGTCGAGCGCGGCGACGTTGACCAGATGAGCTTCGCATTCCGAGTGATTCGCCAGAAATGGAACGATATGAGAACCGAGCGCACCCTTACAGAATTATCACTTGCAGACGGCGACGTCAGCGTTGTAACTTACCCGGCCTATCCAACCACCACAGTAGAAGCCAGGGAACAATTAAAGGCAGCGATGCAAGCAGTCAAAGAAGGACGCGACATCAGTCCAGAAACGAAGGTAGTTCTAGAAAATATTTTCTCCGATCTTTCAGAAGGCCACGAATACATTATGAAAGCAGCTCAAATCATGGGCGAATTTATGGCGATGGAAGATTCCACATACATGGACGAAGAAGAAGATCGCGCAGTCGACACAGTCGGCAGCTTCGTCTCCTGGGATTCTTCAGGCGGCACAGCACGCGGAAAGATTGAACGAGTTGTCCGCGAAGGCTCTCTCAATGTTCCAGAAACAGATTTCACCATCAATGCAGAAGAAGACGATCCTGCTGTTTTGATTCGCCTCTATCGCGAATTGCGAGATGGCTATGTTGCGACCGACACATTGGTAGGACACAAGGCATCAACACTCACACTGATCGATGCGCTACCAGAACCAAGTCCAGAAGAAGAAGCAGAGCGCAAGATTTCCCTGCGCCTTGCGCAAGCAATCGTCAACAATACAATCTAGAATTCTGCTGCAATCAGCAGATACAAAGCCGGAGCGCCTCTCGCACCCAACATGCGCCGCGAGATTAAGTGACACCACTTTGATCCAAACCCTAATCAGAAGGAGATCAACACATGTCAAAGTCTTTCCTTGATAAGTTGATCGAGCGTCGTGATGCAGTTAAGTCAGAGATGGACGCAGTTCTCGAAGCAGTAGCAGAAGAGAACCGCACTGACCTAACAGAAGAGGAAACCACAAAGGTGGATACACTCGTAGAAGAATCACGCTCACTCGATACAAAAATTGAAAAGATGAAAGCACAAGCAGATGCAGATGCAAAGGCATCTGAAATCCGCTCAGCAGTTTCAGATGTTGTAATGCCACGCTCTACAGGCGGCGCAACAGTTACACGCGAAGAGCGCACATACTCAGCAAACTCAGGTGCATCATTCGTGAAGGACGCATTCAATGCGCAATTCTCAAATGACTACGCAGCAAATGAACGCCTTGCACGCCACATGCGTGAAGAGTCAATCGAACGCCGCGATGTTGGAACAGCACAATTCGATGGTCTTGTTATTCCACAATACCTCGTCGATCTTGCAGCTCCACTAGCACGCGCAGGACGTCCATTCGCAGATGCAGCGACAAACAAGATGGCACTTCCACCATCAGGTATGACACTCAACATCAGCCGCATGACAACAGGATCATCAACAGCCGTTCAAGTTACACAGAACGACGCAATCTCAGAAACAGATATTGATGACACATTGCTCACAATCAACGTCCGTACAATTGCAGGCCAGCAAGATATTTCTCGCCAGGCACTAGAGCGCGGAACAGGCATCGATTCATTTGTAATCGCTGACTTGATCAAGTCATGGCATACAACACTTGACTCACAGATCCTCAACGGTGCAGGCACAGCCGGCACAATCAAGGGCCTTCGTGCTTCAGGTGGAAACGCAATCACATTCACATCAACAGCGCCAACAGTCGGCCTGCTTTATCCAAAGCTTGCTGATGCGATTGCACAGATCCAAACAAATGCATTCGTTTCACCTTCACACTGGGTAGTTCACCCACGTCGCCTAGCCTTCTTGCTTGCAGCAGTGGACAGCACAAATCGTCCGCTTGTTGTTCCAGCAGCAAATGGCGCGATGAACGCAGTAGGCGTCGGCGGAGCACCAACATACGGAAACTCCGGATACCAGATGCTAGGACTTCCAATCATCACCGATGCAAACATCGGCACAACATACGGAACAACAACAAACCAAGATGAAATCTATTGCGTAACAGCAAGCGAATCTCATCTGTGGGAACAACCAGGATCACCATTCGCTCTTCGTTTTGATGCGACCGGCGCTGGCAACCTCACAATCAAGTCTGTTGTTTACGGATACGCCGCATACACAGCAGAGCGCTACCCACTTGCAGCCTCAATCATTTCAGGCACAGGTCTAAGCGCACCAAGCTTCTAATAGAAGCAAAGCACTAAATTGTGCAGGGCGAGTGGCCCACCCCCCGAGTCACTCGTCCTGCACTTCTAAACAGGGGGAAACAAATGAAGACAGCACACAAAGTAACAATCGGCTCGTGCGATCCAGGATCCGTAAACGGATCATTCGCATATAGACTGATTCAACTTGCACAGTCAAGAAGCAGCAGACTCGGGCCATTTGTAAGAATTAAAGGCTCTGGACTTTTATCAAAGCAACGCAACCGCATGGTCAAACAATTTCTGGATAACACGAATAGCGACTGGCTTCTTATGTTGGATTCAGACGAGCAGCTCACGACTCCGGCATTTGACGCCTTGATCGACACAGCCCATGACAAAGACCGCCCGATCGTTGCAGGCCTTGTCTTTGCAGGATTTGGAGTGCCAGGCAAGCCTTACCCAAAGCCAGTCCCGGCAATATTCCAGGACTCAGATAAGGGCTTCCTTCCACTTTACAAATACGACAAAAATGCAGTCTTTGAAATTGACGCAGCAGGAACCGGATGCCTACTCGTTCACCGGAGCGTTCTCGAGAAGATGCGCGAAGTTGCAGATCCAAACCAGGGCAAAGACTGGTGCTGGTTCTGGGATGGGCCAGTAAACGGCGAATGGATCGGTGAGGATTTATTATTCTGCCGAAGAGCAAAGGCGCTCGGATTTACGATCCATGTCAACACAGCCGCCATATTGCCGCACCAGAAGAGCTTCTGGATGGAAGAGATTCACCATGATATTTGGAAAGATTAAGAAGACCCGGCGCAAGCCGGCAAAGGAAACAGCAACTGCCGATCCCAAACTAGAACGCGCAATGCTGCCGAAACCGGAAAGAAGGACGAAGCGTGGCCCTAACTAACGCCTATTGCACACTTGCCGAATTGAAGGCATCGCTTGCGATTACAGACAGCGTGGACGACGTTCCACTTGAAGCCGCGATCACAGCGACCAGTCGCATGATTGATGACTACACCGGGCGCTTCTTTTACCAGAACGGAACGACGCAATCACCAGTCGCCCGTTATTACACACCACTCGATCCCTGGACAATGAACATGGACGACAGCGTTTCAATTACGCAAGTGGCTACAGACGATAACTTCAACCAGACATGGGATACCGTTTGGTCAACTAGCGACTACATGCTCGAGCCAGTAAATAACCCACAGCGCGGATGGCCAGTAAATCGAATCCTTGCAATTGGCCGATATGTTTGGCCGTATTATTTACCACAAGCATGCAAAATTACAGGCGTCTGGGGATGGACAGCAGTGCCATCCGAGATCAACATGGCAACCTTGATCCAAGCAGCTCGCTTATTTACACGCCGCCAATCACCGTTCGGAATTGCAGGAAGTCCAGACTTAGGCACAGTGCGCCTGGCAGCAAAACTCGATGCAGACGTTGAAACCTTGCTTCGACCATTCCGCAAGAACAATGGGCTGGCTAAATAATGCCAATGCAACCAAGCCAAGTCCGAGATGGACTTAAAACAAGACTGCAAACAATTACAGGACTTCGAGTTTATGAAGTAATTCCAGAACCACTAACACCGCCATGCGCCGTCGTCGGTCAATTAGATTTCACATTCGATATCGATAACGCTCGGGGATTAGATCAGGCAAATGTAGATATTTATGTGATTGTCCAACGCTTCTCAGAGCGAGCAGGCCAGGACAAGCTAGATGGATACCTTGCAGGAACAGGAGCAACATCTATCAAAACAGCAATAGAGGGAGATAGAACACTAGGCGGAACATGCCAGACATTGCGAGTAGTCGGCGCAGAGTCCGGAACATACGATTCGCAATCCGTCACATTTCTCTCTTACCGATACCGCCTAACAATCTGGGGATAAGGAGAACCACATGACATACACAATAATCTCAAACCGAGAAGTCTGCGGCAAAATCAAAGGTGACACAATCACAGCAAAAGAATTGCAAGATGCAGGAATCAGCGCAGAAATCCTTATTGCTGGAAACCACATCAAAGCAAGTAACACAGCACCACAAATCCCATCCATCAAAACAGAAACAGAAGAAGGAGCGACAAAATAATGGCTCGCATAGTTCTCACTAACGCATTTATCTCCGTCGGCGGAGTGGATCTGAGCGATTTGGTCGCATCAGTCTCACTCAGCGAAACATTCGACATCGTCGAAACAACAGCATTCTCATCAACAGCAGCAAAGACACGTGTTGCTGGATTAGAAGACAATTCAATTACCCTGGAATTTCACCAGGACTACGCAACAAGCGAAGTGGAGCAAACAATCTACCCACTTCTAGGAACAGCAGCAGCAGTAATCGTAAAGCCAAACGGCAGCGTTACTAGCGCATTCAATCCAAGTTATACCTGCTCTGCTATTATTTCAGAGTGGACTCCGATAAACGGATCCGTCGGTGAATTGGCAACAGCATCTGTAACTTGGCCAGTAACCGGAGCAATCACAAAGGCGGTCGCATAATGGCAAGACTTGTATTAACAAACGCATCCGTTGTATTTGGAAGCACAGATTTAAGTTCGTATATTTCGAGCATTACATTAAACTCGACATTTGATATCGTCGAGACAACTGCATTCGGAAACACAGCAAAAACTCGTGTGGCTGGATTGGCAGATAATTCTGTGACGTTCGAATTTCACCAGGACTATGCAACATCAGCAGTCGAGCAAACAATTTATCCGTTACTTGGAACAGCAGTCTCCGTCGTTGCAAAGCCAGTAGCAGGAACAACAACAACAGTGAATCCGCAATACACATTCTCCACGCTAGTTTCAGAATGGACTCCACTAAATGGATCCGTTGGTGAATTAGCAACCGCATCTGTAACTTGGCCGATCTCCGGCGCAATTACCAAAGCAACATCCTAAAGAAAATAGGGGGAAATAAAGATGGATGGATTAAATATAAAAGTTAAGACGACTGATGGCGTGGAAAAAACGTTCTCATTACGGCCACGCATCATCGTCGACTTTGAACAAAAGTATGGAAAAGGCCTAGCAAAACTTATCGGCGAAGAACAAAAACTCGAACATATCTACTATCTCGGCTGGCTCGCACTTAGAGCAAACGGAGTCGTAGTAAAACCTTTTGGCCCCGAGTTCTTAGATACGCTTGAAGGAGTTCAACTAGACACAGACCCAAATTCCGAATCCACAGAGATAGCCTGACCTATTCGATAGCAGCAGTTTCTGTGGAGACGGGAATAGATCCCGTCGCTTTATTAGATGCACCAGACGGCATCCTTGAAGCGATCGTGATTTACCTTAAAGAAAAAGCAAAGGCGGCAAACAAACATGGCCAATGACGTCGTAGTAATTAGCGGCATCAAAGAAACCACCGCCGCCTTAAAGAAGTTCGACAAGGATGCAGCTCGTCGCCTGAACAAAGTAATTAACGACGAGCTGCGCCGGGCCGAAGGCGATGCTAAAAACCAGATACCAACCAAGCCCCCAATGAGTGGATGGCGAACAACAGCCGCAAAGAACCCACGCAAGACCACTAGAGGCGGTCAGGGCTGGCCAGCATGGGATCCGCAAGCAATTCGTCAAGGCATTATTAAAACTCGCGCAGAAGGCCGGGTGAGAGCCGATTACACTACAAGCGCAGGCGCACTCTTAAACAAGACCGCCTCGGGCGTTATCTTTGAAGTAGCAGGACGCAGGACACCAGGCGAAGGAACCGGACGCCAGCTCATCGGCAACATGAATGATCGCTTCCGCAAAGCCAGTCGCGGAGTATACGCCGTCATTGATCGCGATCGCCCCCGGATTTATGCCAATATCAGATCAGCGATGAACGACGCACAGAAGATCCTGCAAGCCAATTTTAATAAAGAGAAGGGATAACCGAGCATGGCAATAGGCGCAGTAACCGCCCGGATTATCACCCAATACTCAGACAAGGGCAGCAAGGCAGCAAACCGCGATATCAACAAGCTCGGAAAATCTTTCGATAAATTTGCAGGCAAGGTAGGAAAAGCCTTCGGCATCGCAGCAGCAGCGAGCGCTGCATTCGCAATCAAGATCGGTACAGACGCCGTCAAGGGCGCGATGGAAGATCAGAAGCAGCAAATCGCTCTGGCCACTGCGCTACGCAATACAACAGGAGCAACAGAAGAAGCAATCGCCGCCACAGTTAAATACTTGGATGCTAAAGAATTAGCAATAGGCGTAGACAACAATGAATTAATCCCATCTCTGCAAACCCTGGTGCAAGCAACAAAAGATGTGACCCAGGCACAAACATTGCAAAATCTTGCCCTTAATATTTCAGCAGGAACCTCAAAAGATTTGCAAGCAGTTTCACTGGCCCTGGCAAAAGCCATAGGCGGAAATGTTGGTGCGTTAACCAGACTCGGCGTGCCACTTGATGCAGCAGCAGTAAAATCAAAAGACTTGAATGCAATTCTTATTTCACTTGGAGAAACATTCTCAGGACAAGCAGATAAGCGTGCTCAAACCTTCGAATTTAGAATGATGCGTTTACAGTTAGCCTTTAATCAAGTCCTCGACCAACTCGGCTACGCATTCATTCCAGTCTTGGAAAAGTTTGCTCAAATTTTAATCACAAAAGTAATACCAGCAGTGCAAAAATTTGTTAATGAAAATGGCGATAAACTTGTTGCTGCTTTAACTAAAAGCCTCAACGCCATTGTCGGCTTCGGATTTGTATTATTCAAAATCTTTTCATTTGTAGAAAAAAATAAAGGAACCTTTGTAGCACTTGGCGCGATATTTGCCGCAACATTTGTAGCAAGCAAAGTCATAGCATTTGTGACCGCGATACAAGGACTGGTCAAGGCTTACCAAGCGATCAGAGCAGCAGCACTTGGCGCAGCCGCAGCGCAGGCAGTAGCCACAGGCGGAATTTCACTTGCAGCCGGTGCCGCTGGCCTTGCCGCGTTTGCAGCAACACTTGGCGGTCTTTATGGTGCCGTAAGACTAGCAAATGGCCAGATGAACAAGTTAGACGAAACAGGCAAAGAATTAGAATTCTCACTCGGTGGATTAAATGAAACGACCGAAGACTTTATGAAGAGCCTCGGTGGTCTTAACTTTGATCTTAACAAGGCAGGGAAAAGCACAAAGGCGCTCACAGCAGCAGACCTTAAACTTATTGCAACACAGAAGGCACTTGCAGCGCTTCGAAAGTTTGGAATTAAACCAACAACAGAAACAGATCCGATACAACTCGAAGCAGCACGCCTGAATCTTTTAAGACAGGCAAACCTGCAAGAATCAGAGCGAGTCAAAACCCTTCTGGCAAACCTTGAAGCGCAACTCAAAGCAAACGAAGCAATTGTGCGTTATACCGATCTGCTTGGCGTTGTTGCAGACTCAAAGATTTCACCAGAAGAAGTTATCGTCTTATCCCAGAAGTGGGGCATAAGTAAAGACGCCGTTGTTGCATACACCACCGCAATCTTCGCAGTCAACGATGGAAAGATTTCAACAAAGGAAGTCGATGCCCTTGCAGCACAATGGGGCATTACAAAGGCACAAGCGCAGATTTATCTTGACTTCTTTGCAGCGCTAAACGATGGCAAACTTTCAGATGAAGAGATAGACAAACTTGGTAAAAAATGGAACTTAACAAACAAAGAAGTTGCTGATTATTCAAAGAAAATTGCAGAAGGAGTAACACCTTCTGCGCTTTGGCCTACACCCGGCAACCAGGCAGCGCAATCATGGAGAAACGCGCTCGCAGCTCTAAATGCATACGTTACAGCTTCAGGAGCGAAGATCGCAGCATCAGAAGCACCAGCACCAGGAAAGATTACCCTACCCCCAAGCTTGAAAGGTGTTAGTCCAGGCGGCAACAAAAAACCGGGAACTACTTCCTCAGACCTTTCTTCAAAACTAAAAGATTTAGGCTTTCCGCAAATACCACTTCTTCCAAAGACAGCGATACCAACTCCTCCAAAAAGCGTACTAACTCCACAAACAGAGAAATTATTCAGAGAACTAGGTCTGCCAATCTTAGGATCCGGCGGCATTGTTACCAGTCCCACAGCAGCGCTGATCGGCGAAGCTGGGCCAGAGGCCGTAATTCCACTAAACCGGATGGGATCGATGGGCGGATCCACCGTCAATATTGTTGTCAACGGCAGCGTTACAACCGAAGGCGACCTTGTAAATTCAATTCGCAACGCGATCCTTCAGGGTCAAAATAACGGCCAGGCGATTACAAAGAACGCGATCACACTCTAATGGCAGGTATTCCAGAGCTCGGCGCAGAGATTGACTTCGTCAACGGCCCGGCATTTATTGCCGTTGCTTTTACATTAAACGATCCATATAAAGGACAACTAGGCAAAGGCCAGCTTGCAGAAGGCGATGACATCGTCGACATTACAAGCATTATCTTGCGATCATCAATTCGAAGAGGACGCAACCGGATTCTCAATAAGTTTGAAGCAGGAACGGCCATTGTCGAAATTAAGGACGACACTGGCGACTGGAACCCGGCCAATGAAAGTGGGCCTTACTACGGCAAACTGATACCTCTGCGTAAGATTCGAATCTTCGCAGATTACGAAGGCATCCGCTACTACTTATTCTCAGGCTTTATCACCAGCTACGATACGCAATTTGCAATTGGAGCCGATGAAGTTTCAAGAGTAATTCTTAACTGTGTCGATGGTTTTCGGCTTCTAAATAATTCAGCAATCAGCACCGTTCTAGACACAGGGGCAGGGCAACTAAGCGGAACCCGGGTTGAAAGACTGCTCGATGCCAGCAACTGGCCTACATCACAAAGAGCAATAGACGCCGGCAACAGCACTATGCAGGCAGATCCAGGAACGGCAAACAGAACCGTTCTGGAAGCAATTCAGACAGTAGAAGATAGTGAATTCGGTGGGTTCTTTATGTCAGCAGAAGGAGATGCAACCTTCTACTCAAGAGACACAGTCAGCATATATGCAGACTCAACACCCACACTTTTCAGCGACGATGGATCGCAAATCGGATACGCTCAGATTGACATGGCTTTCGACGATACGCTTATTGTGAATGACGTTTCGGTTCAAAGACTAAACGGAACAAACCAGACCGTCAGCGATCAGACATCGATCGACACCTACTTCATCCACTCAGGAGCCAGAACTGGGATTCTTGTGCAGAGCGATACAGAATCTCTAGACCAGGCAAGTATGATCTTAGAATCACGCAAAGACGCAACGCTTCGCATTGACTCAATGACGCTCAATCTAGTCGACGATGGGCAGGTTGCCAGAAACATCGCAGGCCTTGAATTGGAGATATTCAACCTCGTCAACATTACAAAAGCGATGCCTGGATCCACATCCATCACCAGGGAATTATTTGTGCAAGGCGTGCAACATGACATAACAAGGACAACATTTACCACTAAGATACTCACAAGCGAACCGATTATCCAGGCATTTATTCTAAACAGCGCAACACAGGGAGTCTTAGACACCGCCGGCGTTCTAAGCTACTAAACAAGGAGAAGATATGGCAAAGCAGACCTTCACGACGGGCCAGGTGCTCACAGCAGCACAGATGACATCGCTGCAACAGACAGCAATGCTGGGTGGAGATACAACCGCAAAGACAATTAGTTATACGCTCGTCGCAGCTGACGCAGGCACGACAGTCGCAATGTCAAATGCAGGTGCAACCACGATCACAGTAAACACTTCATTATTTGCAGCAGGCGACATCGTTACTATTGTAAATCTTGGCGCAGGAGTTTGCACAATCACCGCAGGAACGGCAACTGTTAGCACTTCAGGATCCCTTGCTCTTGCCCAGAATCAAGGCGGCGTTCTTAGATTTACAAGCGCAAGCGCAGCTATCTTCTTTCAGTTTGCAACACCAGCATCTGGTGACATTGAAGGCGTAAGTGTAACTAGCCCAATAACAGGCGGCGGAACAAGCGGTACTGTCACTATTGGCTTTGATGCCAAAGCTGCTAACACTTTAACTTTTAATGCTCAAACAGGTACTACCTATACCCTCGTGGCTGCCGATGCATCTAATAAGTTAGTTACAACATCTAACGCCTCGGCTGTAACAGTAACGATCCCACCTAGCGTTTTTGCAGCCGGTGAGCAAATCAACGTGCAGTCAATCGGTGTAGGCCTTACAACTTTTGCTCAAGGCGCTGGAGTAACTATTACATCAACAGGTGCTGTAGCAACTGCTCCAGTGCTACGCGCTCGTTATTCAGCCGCTACTGTCATTTGCACAGCCTCTAATACATTTACAATTATTGGCGATCTATCGTAATGAGTTCAATTTTAGGAATCATCGCATCATCGATGAAAGGTGTCAGTGGGGCTTTTGAGTCTATTGCTAGCGCTAGCGGCACTGGATCATCTGACACTATTACTTTTAGTTCTATTCCTAGCACATATAAACATTTACAAATTAGAGCAATGGGTCGCTCCACAGGTACAGATGCCAATCCAGCTATTAACTTTAATGGTGATTCTGGAAGCAACTATGCTTATCATTATTTGTTTGGAACAGGTGCTAGTGTGATTGCCAGCGGATCTGCAAGCGTAACAAGAATTGGTGATGTTTTGTGGGCTACTAATTCTAGTAATGCTGCAAACACTATGGGTTTAACTCTTATTGATATTCATAATTATTCTTCAACTACTCAAAACAAGACTGTCAGGATATTTAGCGGAAGAGATTTGAACGGTTCTGGCGGCAATGCAGTTTTAATGTCAGGTTTATGGATGAACACAAATGCAATAACTTCTGTGTCAATAAAATTAACAGAACTGACTAATTTTTGGACAACATCCTCTGTGTTTTCACTTTACGGAATTAAGGGGTAGCAGATGCCATCAACATACGAGCCGATAGCGACTACTACGCTGGGAAGTGCAAATAACTCAATTACCTTTTCTAGTATCCCCAGCACCTACACAGACCTACGCTTAGTTGTTGTTGGAACAACAAACTTAGACACAGTAGAAGTTAGAGTGCAACTTAATAACGACACTACAAGCCTTTACTCCAATACTCAATTAACTGGTAATGGAAGCAGTGCTTCATCTAATAGATACTCATCAACCTATTTTCAGTTTATTGGAAGTGCCAGTGCAACAATTCCTAATGTGGGAACAATGGACATAATGTCTTATGCAGGTTCAACATTTAAGACAGTTTTAACTACTTGGTCTGGTGACTTAAACGGTTCAGGAACAGTAGAAAGAACAGTCTCTTTATATCGTTCGACTACTGCAATTTCTACTGTCAAAGTTTCTGCTTCTGGGTCTAATACTTTATCAACTGGCACAACTGCTACTCTGTATGGGATAAAAAATGCCTAGTACCTACACACTTATCAAAGGCGAGACAATCGGATCGGCTGCTGCCTCTTATACCTTTAGTGCTATTCCTAGTACCTTTACGGATTTATGTTTAAAGTATTCAGTTAGGAGCAGTTCTGCTGGAACACACCAACAAGAAATGTTTATTTCTCTTAATGGGGCAACTAGCGGAACTACAACATCTCAAACAGATTTATATGCTAGTAGTTCAACTATTGCTTCAAGCAGGTTTGATACTTCTTACCCAGGGTTTAAATGGATAAACATTTATGAGCCTGGAAACAGTGCAACTTCTGACACATTTAACAATGCTGAAGTTTATTTCACAGACTACGCTGGTTCAAATCAAAAGGTTGCTTCGTCTTTTTATGTTTCAGAAAATAACACTTCAACAGATCTTCGATCTTGGATAGGTGTTAATGCTTTAAAATCTACAACTACTACAGCAATTACTTCAATCACTTTGGGTAATCAAGCTGGAAACTTTGTATCAGGATCAAGTTTTTATTTATACGGCATCAAATCTAGTTAAGGAGAAAACATGACAAGACCAACACGCGTTGAAGTAAACTGCACAACAGGGGAAACTTCAATTATTGAGCTAACCGATGATGAAGTAGCACAACGCGAAGCAGATGCAGCAGCAGCAGCCGCCGATCGCGCCGCCGCCGAAGCCGAAGCCGAAGCAAAGGCAGCGCTTAAGGCATCGGCAAAGGCCAAGCTCATCGCCGGCGATCCGTTAACGGCCGAAGAAGCAGACACCCTGATCCTTTAATGGGATACCAGGACGGCGACTGCACCCGGGAACCAACCCGGACGATCGACGATGCCGTCGACGAAATAGAAGCATCGGGGATTCAAAAGAAACCAGGAGAGAAAAATGGCTTCCTCAAAACAACTGCTCGTCAATTCAACCGCCCAGATTCTTATTGAATCCTACGGAGAGAACCGCCGAGTCATTCTACGAAACAGCAATGACCATCCTTGCTTTCTTGGCGGAGCCGATGTCACTAGCAGCACAGGCATGCAATTCCAGAAAGACACCAGCCTAGATTTTCTTGTTCCTATTAAAAGCGTTATCTACGCCGTCACCAATGGTAACAACACCACCACCGTATCCGTTCTCTATTTGGAGCCATAAGATGACAGTCCAGGATTACGCAGCTCTGGCCGTTTCACTTCTTACAATTGGCGGAGCATTTATCGCGATGACCAGATGGCTCGTTAAACATTACTTGCAAGAATTAAAACCAAACGGGGGCAGCTCAGTCAAAGACCAAGTCAACCGATTGGAAAAGCGCGTCGATGAAATCTATCTCCTTCTTTGCAAAGAAAAGTAGCGCACTAACAGTTTTAATCTTGGCCTTTGCCACGTCTTTATTTAATCCAGTAATTGCAAAAGCAGCAGATTCACTGGTTCAAAATGTGCAAATAACCTGCGCCAATTCAGCAGGAGAAACACACACCGCAATGACTGGTTGGAACGCTGATAACCCATACTTTGAAGGCAAGGGCGATATTGCCAGACTATTTTGCGAAGGCGGATTCGTAGGCGAGTGGACAATATATGTCAGCGATAACTACACAGGCAATGCCAGATATTACCAATCAATAAATCCGACACCAACACCAACACCAACACCAACACCAACACCAACACCAACACCAACACCAACACCGGAACCAACACCGACACCGACACCGGAACCAACACCGACACCGACACCAGAACCATCGCCTAACGCTTCACAAATTGCAGCAGAAGCAGATCGCATTAAGGCAGAAGAAGACGCCCGTATTGCAGAAGCGGCGCGAGCGCAGGCCGAAGCAAACAGAATCCAGGCAGAAGAAGCAGCTCGGATTGCAGAAGCAGATCGAATTAAGGCAGAAGAAGCAGCTCGGATTGCAGAAGCAGATCGAATTAAGGCAGAAGCAGATCGGATCAAGGCCGAAGAAGACGCTCGAATTGCAGAAGAAGCCAGGATTGCGGCCGAAGAAGCAGCTCGGATTGCAGAGGAAAATCGCATCAAGGCAGAAAAAGAAGCCAGGATTGCAGAAGAAAATGCCCGGATTGCAGAAGAAGAAGCCAGGATTGCAGAAGAAGATGCCCGGATTGCAGAAGAAGAGCGCATCAAGGCCGAAGAGGAAGCAAACAAATCGCAGGCTGAAAAAAATAAAGTTATAGTTGCCGAATTAATTGCGCAAGCATTAGAAAGTGGCAATCCGATAAGTGTTGAAAATTTAACACAATCGGGCGTTGAACTTTCAGACTTGCCACCGCAAACTTCAATTGAACTTAGCAATGGCGTCGTGATCAGCGCCGAAGTTGCAATCGAAGTCGAACTGCTACAAGACCCGGCAGCATTTATCACAGAAGCATTCACGAACCCATTAGCAGCACTTTCTGCTTTGGGCAGCGTGGGAGCAGACATGACACCTGAAACACGTGAAAAGTCTGAAAAAGTTGTTCTCTCAGCAATCATCGCAGGCAATATTGCTACGCAAGCAGCAACTACAGCAGCAGCAATGGCCACTTACCGAAGGAATCCATAATGAAAAAATTCTTCTCAGATATCGCCAATCAACTCTGGACGCTGCTAGGAATGTTTATCGCCTGGGTAGTTCTTGAAGGATCCGCAAAAGTCGTCGTCGGTTACGCAATCGGAGTGGCGTTTATTTTATGGATCATCACATTTAACTTAAGAAGCGAAAAAGAGGAATAGATGGACACGCTCAAGAACGTATTCATGCGAATTATGGCTGTAATTGCTGCCGAATCTTTAGGCGTTATCGGCGCCGGCACGCTTGTCGGAATTGAAGTCTGGCAGGCGGCGGTTCTAGCCGGCGCTTTAGGCGTAGCTCGTGTCGTTGAAGCCTTAGCCCGTTTTTATTTAGCGGATGGTAAACTCACAACTGCGGAAATTAACGCAGCATTCGCAAAAGTAGATAAGAAGGCGAGTTTAGAATGAGTGAACTGAAAAAATTTCTAGAAGTAGCCAAAGCAGAAGTCGGCTACATCGAAGGGCCAGCAGATAACCAAACCAAATATCAAAAGGCAAACCAAGCATGGTGCGGCGCATTTGTAAATTGGTGCGCAAAACAAGCCGGCGTCAAGATTCCAAATTGTGTTTACACTCCATCCGGAGCAACAGCATTCATGGATAAAAAGACCTGGACAATTGCAGAACAAGCGGATCCACAGCCAGGAGATATCGTCTTCTTTGACTTTCCAGGAGACGCCCTCGATCGCATTTCACACGTTGGAATCGTGATCAGCAATAACAGTAACGGCACAGTAACCACAGTAGAAGGCAACACCAGCCCAGATAAGAAGGGCGACCAGCGCAACGGCGGCGAAGTTTGCGTAAAGATACGTGGATATAAGAAAAAGAATCGCGGCAAGGTTCAACCATCGTTGCCAGTATTTATCGTAGGATTTGGCCGCCCTCAATTTAAGGAGATCACAAATGGATAAGAAGAAACTTGAAGCAATTGCAATGACATACCTGCGAGCAGGAGCAGCAGCAATCGCAGCTCTTTATCTTGCAGATCCGAATCGCCCGATCAAGGAATATCTTGCAGCAGGAATCGCAGCAGTAGCAGGCCCACTATTGAAGGCCATAGATCCAAGAGCAACCGAATTCGGACGCGGAACAAAGTAGTCCATGAATCGGGGGGAAATTCTTGAAGAAGCAGCTCGACTCACAGCCAAAGACCGCCAGAACATCTACGGCGATCCAAGAAACAATCACGTAAGAATTGCAGATTTATGGACGACATATCTCGAGCATCAGATAACCCCACAACAAGTGGCCATATGCATGGCGCTAGTTAAAATTGCACGCTTGATGGAGACAGAGACAGAAGACTCCTTCGTAGATTTAGCGGCATACGCAGCGATCGCTGGCGAGATTGCGACAAACGAATGAAGGAAATGATTATCCTCGTACCAACCAGAGGACGCCCGAGCAACGCGGTCGAATTGCTGGGAGATCACGAAAAACTTTCGACACATTCAGACATCCTCTTCGTTATTGATGCAAACGACCCAGAGCACGACGCCTACGAATTGCAAGTCGGCAAAGACAAATGCATGACGATTGAGAACGAAACCCGGGGCATGGCTTATCCAATCAACAAAGCAGCAAGCGCAATTGTAAAGAAGGGCGAATATAAATACTTCGCCTTCCTCGGCGATGACCATCGCCCACGCACAGCCGGCTGGGATGGCCTTCTTATCCAGGCGATGGCGAAGCGGCCGTCAATGGCCTACGGCAACGACTTGCTGCAAAGGGAACGACTTCCAACCATGATCGCAATGACAAGTGACATCGTTAAAGCGCTCGACGGAATGGTTCCGCCAAAGATGAAGCATTTATACCTTGATAACTTCTGGAAGAAACTAGGCGAAGATTTAGGTGCGCTGACTTATCTCGATCACGTTATCGTTGTCTTCCT